TATTACTTTGCAGACGTGACCTAGTAAGATAGGTTGGTTGATAGGCAACTAAACCGTGTTGGTTCGAACCCAACCTCCTGTACAATATGGGGCTGGCACTGGTATTGACAGCAATTGAAGTAGAGAAAGATGAAGCAAGCAGGATTAGATTGGAAATCCTTAAACACCTATCAAACAATAAACGCAAACGTAGAATTATCTACAATGACTTTCGAAGACGTTATGTCTTTCGTTGGTGCTGATTACGCAGTAGCTGCCTAATCCCTCCCGTACACATCATGGGACTTAAAATAGAATGTGAATTAAAAGGTAGCGTTAGAGGTACTACCTGTAAATCCATTAAATGGTAGAAGTGAACTTCCCACAGTTGAGAGTAATAATGGCAAAATAGGAACTCTATATTTTGTTTGTTTAGAAAAATAAGCTAAGCTTGTGAATGAGTCGATTTAGACTTATTGTTTGGACCTGGGTTCGAGCCCCAGCAGCTCCACTAAAACGAAACATCAACGGAAACGTTGGTGTTTTTTTATGTTCGGCATATATTTATATACATGGACATCAACAAAATCTTCAATTTATTTGACGATAAAAGCGATTTCAAAGACGAGGAAATATATGTTATTAACTTGTACGAGCAGCCGTTGTTTTGGGTTGGTATGTTTGAAAAATTAATAAAAAATAACGATGTATTCAAACGCCAACTTAGTACTTTCTTTAGAAAAAATGATCCCGAATACAGTACAGAATTATTAGAAGAGTCCGGTGACGCACTCGTATTTAACAGAGCATGGCACTTTATCAAAATGATAGATTTAAACGACCCAAATCATCAGAACGCAGTTCGAATTAGGGCAAATGGAAGTTATTTATTTAACGCATTGGAACAGGCCATTAATTATTTTGTTGCTATTGAAGATTATGAAAAATGTTCCCACCTAAAAAAGATTTTTGATTTTGGAGAAGAAAATTTGGAAGTATAAGATAGCTTTCGTAACTTCTAAATACGGGGTTAAAGGGAAAAAGGGGGAATAAGAGATGAGTGATGAGAGGGATGATGAAACCGGGGGTAAATAGTAAACAATAAATAAACAAATATATGTTAAATCGAGAAATCATTAGACGCAAACTAGAAAAACTAGAAGGCAATCTAACAAAATTACAATTCATTTTAAGACGACAAGGTTCTTTAGAAGAATATGTTCAAGTTCATGAAGAAATGAAAGAACTTATAAGTGAAGTAAAAGGATATATTGAACATGAACCACGTTCTGCTAATGAAATAAACACATCAATCTAAATTTAAAAATAAAAGTTATGAATCTTACCGCTGAACAAATCCAAGGAAATTGGGAAAAATTGATGTCGATGATTGATCAATTCATCACATCACCACGTAAAGACAATTTGGTTGCTTTCTATGAAAAATACCAAGATCGTTTAATGATGATGCCTGCGTCACATAAGAAAGAATACCACAACGCTTTCCCTGGAGGATATGTTGATCATGTTGTTCGCGTAATGGAATGTGCTGTTCGCTTACATAAAGTATGGGATGATATGGGTGCTGATACTAGTACTTATACGTTTGAAGAATTAATATTCTCCGCTTTAAATCATGACCTGGGTAAATTGGGTGATGAAAATCAAGACGCTTATATCCCACAAACGGATCAATGGCGTAGAGATAAACTAGGTGAAGATTATATGTTTAACAACACTATTCCATTCGCTTCGGTTCCCGATCGTAGTTTATTCTTTTTACACTCTAATAACATCCAGTATACATTTAATGAAATGGTTGCTATCCAAACACACGATGGTTTATACGATGAAGCAAATAAGAAATATCTTATGGGTTACCTTCCCGAACAAAAACCACGTACAGCATTACCATTTATACTACACCAGGCTGACTTGATGGCTGCTCGTATTGAATTTGAAAAAGAATGGCTTCCAAAATTTCAGGGAAAAAACTTGGAGGAGCCAAAGAAAAATTTTACATTGGGGGGAAACAAGCCCAATGGTAAAACTCAAAGTGCCCAAAAACAAAAAGCACTCGGTAGTATCAAATCAGAGGGATTAAAAAACCTGTTAAACAATATTTAAATGATAGTATTAGTTTGGATTTTATCGGTTTTGGTTGTTGTATTAAGTTACACAACCTTTAACCTTCTCCGCAAAAACGAGAAACAAGAAGATATTTTAAAAGGGTATATGACTTACCTAAATAAATTTTCGGAAATTATTGATTATTCACATAAGAAACTTAAAGAAGTAGACGCTAGAGGTTCATTTGAAAGTGATGATGAAGTTGGATTTTTCTTTCAACAGTTAAAAGCATTACAAGAAATATTAGATACCTTTAACATTAAGAATTTATAGAATGGAAGTAGAAGTTAGAAAAAGGAAGAAAAAAACTTCCAATGTATATTTTACTAAGGATACCGAAAATGCTATTGTAGCATATAATTACAGTACTGATTTTGAAGAACGTAATAGAATATATAACGAACAAATTCACTATGCGTTTTTTAAGTTAACTGAAAATATTATTCATACTTTTAAATTTTATTATACCGAGGTAGATAATATTGAGGATTTACAACATGAAGTGATTACATTTTTACTTTCTAAAATCCATTTATTTGATCAAAGTAAAGGTGCTAAAGCATTTTCCTATTTTGGTACAATTGCTAAACGCTATCTAATTTTATCTAATCAGAAAAATTATAAAAAACGTGTTGAGACATCCCCAGTAGCTTCAATTGAAGAAGACGAAAAATTTTCATATCAATTAGATGATACTAAAAGCGTTGTTGAAAGTAATTTATCTAAATTTATGGATGAATATATAACGTACTGTACAGAAAATATATTTGAATTATTTCCTAAAGAAACAGATGCTCAAGTAGCCGATGCTATTCTAGAAGTATTTCGTAAAAGAGATAGTTTAGATGTATTTAATAAAAAGGCACTTTATATATACATTCGCGAAATGATAGACGTTAAAACGCCTAAAATTACCAAAATAGCAGATCAATTATACGATATATTTAAGAAAAAGTACGTGTTTTATTTAGAACACGGATATACAAATTTTTAGTTATAATATTTATAGTCAAAAATAAAACGTATGAGTTCATTAGAAAACGTAGTTTTTGGCAAGAAAACATTTAGCAGCATATTAGAAGAGATATACGATAATCAAAAGAAAAAAGATAAACAAATATCCGCTCTAATATCCGAGTTAAAACCACTAATAAGTGATATAGGTGATGCCACTTTGATAGTACCGTTAATTAAAGAATACTTAGAAATAAGTGTTAAAAATGACGAGCAACTTATCAAAATGGCTACTATTATCCAACGTGCATTAAATTCAACATCAACCGATGATGGTGGATTTGGTATCTCGGATGAAGAAAAAGCTCAATTACTTGCTGAAATAGATAAAATACACGAGGAAAATAAATAATGGCAACTAAATTTGGATTTGAATCCTTTAATAAACAATTAAATAGCACAAACCAGGGAAATGTTTTCAATGCCTTGGCGGCTATATCACAAACTGTAACTGCAGTTCGTGTAAAAAGTATTGTATTAAATGAAACACATCCTCGATTTAAAGAATTAGGAGAATGGAATGGATTAGGTACTATTGAATTCCAATCAGTAGATAATCCTCAAGAAAGTGTATCATATTCAACCGCTGTTCCTTTATTCCCTAATACTAAAACATATCCCCTAATAAATGAAATAGTATTTCTTATTACTTTACCCGATAATAATATTGGTGAATTAACTTCATCTTCAAAATCATATTATCTTAGTATTGTATCATTATGGAACCACCCACACCATAATGCTTATCCATCAAATCCAAATACACCTCCTCCTTCTCAACAAAAGGATTATACTCAAACTCAAGCAGGTAGTGTTAGACGTGTTACTGATCAAAGTACAGAAATATATTTAGGTAATACTTTTAAAGAACGTTCTAATATTCACCCACTTTTACCTTTTGAAGGTGATGTTATACAAGAAGGTAGATGGGGTAATAGTATAAGATGGGGTTCAACGGTTAAGAATACTCCTAATAATTGGTCGGCTGTAGGTACAAATGGTGATCCTATTATTATTTTAAGAAATGGACAATCAATAAATGCAAGTACTGAAGGTTGGATTCCTATAACTGAAGATATAAATACAGATTTATCTTCTATTTATGCTACATCTACACAACAAATACCCTTAAATGCATCTTCAACAAGTTATGTTAGTTATAAATCAAATAAACCAACAATACCTAACCAATATTCAGGAAATCAATTAATTTTAAATTCGGGTCGTTTAGTATTTAATAGTACAAAAGATCATATTTTATTAAGTTCTAAACAATCAGTTAACTTAAACGCTGTTACTTCGGTTAACATTGATGCTCCAAATACAATAATACAATCAAACAATGTATATTTAGGGTCTAAAGATGCAACTCAACCTGTTTTATTAGGTAATACAACAATTCAACTATTGAATCAATTAATAACAAGTTTAAATTCTTTTATGACTATTTGTTCAACAGTTGTAGGTACAGCTCCAGGTACTCCTTTAGGCCCGCTTAATATGGCTGCCTCTCAAATGATGACTACCCTAAATCAGTTACAAGCAAATCTAGAAGGTACTAAATCTAAATACGTTAAAACATCATAATGGATAATCCAATTCAAATAGATAATATTAGAAAAAAAGAAGCAGCATTACTTGATAGTAATACTCAAAAAGTTATACCTGTTGATGCTACTGCAATTAATAATTCTAATACGGATAAACCTAAAGGTACAGCTAAATTAGGTGCTATTATAACGGCTTTAGGTAAAAAAATTATAGTTTCACTTATGCCTATTGCTATTAATATGGTAAGGCAATTTATTACTGAAATAGTAGAAAATGAAATAACCAAAGCAAAAGAAAAAGCAACATCAGAACAACAAAAAATTCAAGATCAAATTAATACTTTAGATACTAAACGAAAAAATGGTGTTAAAGGATTAGATGTACAAATAGGTACCTTAACTGCTAAAAAAGAAGCAATACCTATAGCAGCTCAAGCTATTGAAGATAATTTACGTTCTCAATTAACAAATTTTGGATCATTTTCATTTTCTGAACTTCCTAAACAAATACCTTCTATACTAAAAACAGTATTTGCAAGTGGTTGTCCTAATCCAAACAGTCCTACTATTCGAAGAATTATTACTATTCGAAATGGTTTAGTAACATCATTAAATACTATTGGCACACAATTAAATAGAATAACCCAAGCTATTACTAGTCTATCTACATTTTTAAGTTTAACTGAAATAGCACTAACCTCTTTAGATACAGCAAAAACTTTATTATCTGCGGGTTCAAAATTTATACCATCACCACCCGGAGTACCAGGAGCTATTACTTCTGGATTAGCTGATTTAGAAACTATTATACGTAAAAAATTATTTACACCTTTAGGTGAACCAAGATTACCTAAAGTAGCAGGTTCTATTGCCGCTGCCGCTATTCCTATTTCAATAATAAACATATATATCCAACAAATAGTAACAATACTATCAGCATTAGATATTAAACTAAAACAATGTGTACCTAATCAAGTTAATGATCTTACCCCATTCTCAGATACTATTGTTTCAATATCAGCTCAACAAACACTAGCTAATCAAACAATTAATGAAACAACGTATAATGGATTTTTAATTGAAATTGAAACTATACCTTATACTCCAACGGTAAATCGTTATAGAGCGGTGGGTAAAAATCAAAGTGGTATAGTTTTAGTACAAACCGATTTATCATTTACTTTAGAACCCCAAATATTAATCAACGAACTTAAACTAATAATTGATAAAGATAATTTAAAAGCTTATTAATTTTAATATTTATAATACGATGGAAACAACAAAATTTAAAAAACTCATCAAAGAAGCAGTAAGAGAAGCAATTCAAGAAGAATTGCGTGATATATTACTAGAAGCAGTCAAATCACCAAAAGCAACAGTAGTTAATGAGTCATACGTACCTCAAAACACGTATGCTCAACCTCAAATTACCCAACCTAAACAATTAACCGCGTCTGAACGTAAAGCAATGTTTGGTGGTATACTTGAAGAAATGCAACGTGGTACTCCTGCTTCAACAAATAATGTACCTTTCAAACCACAAGGACCCGTTGATTCAATCAATGGTAAATTACCTGAAGGTGAATTAGGATTAGATCAAATTATGGGGTTAATGAATAATAGATAATGGCATACGGCGCTCAAAAAATATTTCCAATAGATCAAAAACCGGGAACTGCGGTTGGTGTTTCTATTCCTTTTAATGCACCTGCAGTATTTACATCAACGTATACTACTAAAGATGCTACTCGAAATAATTTATTAAATTTCTTTTTAACTAATGAAACCGAAAGATATTTAAATCCTTTATTTGGCGCTAATTTAAGAGCTTTTATATTTGAACAAATAACAAACGGAAATATAGAAGGTTTAAAAGCAGATATACAATCTCAAATAGGATTATATTTTCCTACAGTTATTGTAGCATCATTAGATGTTTTACAAAACCCAGATGATAACACAATTACCGTAGTTTTAAAATATAATGTAAAAGATACAGGCATAACAGATCAAATACAAATAGCATTTCAATAATGGCAGTTAATAATACTAAAAAAGATATAAAATATATCAATAAGGATTTTACCGAATTAAGAGCAAGTCTAGTTGACTATGCTAAAACGTATTTTCCAACAACCTATAATGATTTTACTCCGGCTTCACCGGGTATGATGTTTATGGAAATGGCAGCTTATGTAGGTGATGTTTTATCTTTTTATCTTGATAACCAATTTCAGGAAAACTTTTTACAGTATGCTCGTCAAACAAATAATTTATTTGAATTAGCCTATATGTTTGGTTATAAACCAACAGTAACTCAAGTTGCTACTACTGAAATTAGTTTCTATCAACAAGTACCCGCTAAATTATCAGGTAGTCAGTATATTCCTGATTATGATTATGCTTTATATATTCCTAATAATACTATAATTTCTTCTACATTAGTTAATATACCATCATTTTTAGTAGAAGATCCTGTAGATTTTACAGTTTCATCATCTCAAGATCCAACTGAAGTAACAGTATACGCTACATCTGGAGGTAATCCAACCTATTACCTATTAAGAAAAACAAGAAAATCAATCTCAGCGGCTATTAGTACTACAACTTTTAGTTTTGGTGCTCCTGTTCAATTTTCAACAGTAACTATAAATTCTCCTCAAATCATAGGAATTTTAGATATTGTAGATAGTAATGGAAATACATGGTATGAAGTAGATTATTTAGGTCAAGAAATGGTTTATAAACCACTTAAAAATACAAATCCAAATGATCCTAATTATTATTATGATCAAGGTAATGCTCCTTATCTTTTAAAATTAGAAAAAGAACAACGTCGTTTTGCAACTAAATTTATTAATTCAGGTTCATTACAAATCCAATTTGGTTCAGGTACATCAAATGATGTAGATGAAAATATTACTCCTAACCCAAATAATGTTGGTATAGGATTACCATTTGAAAAAACAAAATTAACAACAGCATATTCACCATCAAATTTCTTATTTACAAAAACTTATGGTATTGCTCCTTCAAATACAACTTTAACAGTTAGATATTTGACAGGAGGTGGTGTAACAGCTAATGTTCAATCTAATGTTTTAAATAAATTAAATACTTCGCCAACTTTTTTAAATGCAAATTTAAATCCTACAACGGCTAATACTATATTTTCTTCATTAGCTGTTACTAATTTAATAGCCGCTGATGGAGGTGGAGATGGAGATACAGTAGAGGAAATTAGACAAAACGCAATGGCTAATTTTGCTTCTCAATTACGTAATGTAACACAAGATGATTATTTAGTTAGAGCACTTTCAATGCCTGGAAAATATGGTGTTGTAGCTAAGGCGTATATAGAACCATCTAAACGCGTTAGTATGTCCGCAGGAGAATCTAATTCTGTGTTAGACTTATATATTTTAAGCTATAACGCGGATAAAACATTAAGAACGGCTTCTACGGCCTTAAAACAAAATTTAACAACATATTTATCTCAATATAGAATGATTGGAGATGCCGTTAATATTAGAGACGGATTTATAATTAACATTGGAGTTAATTTTGAAATAATAGTATTACCTAATTACAATAATAATCAAGTATTAACAGATTGTATATTGGCTTTACAAAATTATTTCGCAATAGACCAATGGTCAATTAACCAACCTATTGTTATGAGAGATTTATACATTTTGTTAGATAAAATAACGGGAGTACAAACCGTAAAAAATATTTCAATAACAAATTTAGTTGGTGAAAATATAGGATATAGTCCTTATGCTTATGATATATCAGCAGCAACAAGTGCAAATGTAATTTATCCATCTCTTGATCCTTCTATTTTTGAAGTTAAATATCCAAATCAAGACATTCAAGGAAAAGTAGTACCACTATAATATTAAACAATGGCAGTATATAAAATATTCCCCACTAAAGACGCTACAATATATTCTTTATTCCCTACAATGAATACTGGATTAGATGAAATTATTGAGGCAACCGAAACTCAAATTAGTACAGCAGGCAATGCTAATCCTCAAGCAAGTAGATTCCTTATCCAATTCTCTCCAGATGAAGTTGATAAGGTATTAGAAAATATAATGGGTATTAGTAGTTCAGCTCAATTATTAAGTGGTAATTGGAAAGCAGAATTACAATGCTTTGTTGCTACAGCAACAGGTCTAGCTTTAGATACAGTTTTGGAATGTTATCCGGTTTATGGTAATTGGGGAATGGGAACAGGACATTATTTAGATGATCCTATTGCTACTAATGGTACAAGCTGGATATGGAAAGACTATTCAGGTTCTGTTCAATGGTTAACAGGTAGTTATCCTTCGAATGTAACTGCTTCATATAATACAACATACGCACCGGCTGGCGGTGGTAATTGGTGGACTGGATCTTTATATTCAAATCGATTAAATTCTGATACATATCCTATATATGCAACTCAAGTATTTAATTATGCTAGCGATAAAGATATTCACATGAATATCAGTAATATTGTTAAAGCTTGGTATACTGGTTCTATATCTTGGGATGGATTAATAATTAAACAATCATCTGGATCTGAATTTCAAAATAATATTAATATCCAACCTGAGTTAAAATTCTTTTCAATTGATACTCATACAATATATCCTCCTCAACTTCAATTTAGTTGGGATGATTCTGTATATAATCCCGGAACATTATCAACTTTAAATACTCTCCCAGCAACAGTTACATTAGCCCAAAATCCCGGATTTTTTTATTCTGAAAGTATTAATAGATTTAGAGTTTACGCTAGACCAGAATATCCAGCACAAGTTTGGAGTACAACAAATCAAAATACAGTAAATTATGCTTTACCTACAAGTTCATATTGGGCTATAAAAGATTTAGATACTAATGAATATGTAATTCCTTTTGATTCTCAATTTACAAAACTAAGCTGTGATTCTACAAGTAGTTATTTTAATTTATATATGAATGGTTTAGAACCTGAAAGATATTATACTATATTAATTCAGACAACTATTGATGGATCAACAATAGTATTTAATAATCAATATTCATTTAAAGTTATAAACGGATAATGGCAGACCAAATAGAATTAGTAAAACAGTCGTATAATAAAAATGATTATGAGAAAGTAATTGATACCCAATTTACTCAATTGGTTCAACCTGTAGTAGATACTAATCCTACACCAACCATTTCAGTACAACAATTTTTTGATTACTATCAACAATTATTTTATATTATCCCTAAATTTGGAGATATAAACTCTCATCAGTACCTTATCACGACGAGTACAGAATATATAGGTGCTACAACTCAAAATGATGATTTAATTCAATCATTATTAGAAGAGGTAACACAATTAAGACAAGAAAACTTAGACCTACAACAACAAATAGTAGATATAACAAAGACAATATAACAAATGGCTGAAATAGTTAACATACAAAATGCAAATCCTCAAACATTTGAGTTACAAGAGTATTCTCAACAGGATACTAGTCTTATATCAACTACTACAACATTTGATACTTGGGACTCTACAGTAGATCATATTGAATATTTTATTTATGATTTAAATGGAAATATTTTATTTAATAATGTTACTGGTTATCCTCAATATTCTTTAATAGATAATAACTTAGTTATTGATCCTGAAAATGATTTAAAGTCTCAAGGATTTTTAGAAGGTAATTATAATACATTATATAATTTTTTAAAATACAGATTATCATCTAATACAGCTAACCAATATTATATTAGCCAAATTAGTACGGATAGAACTGAAATTAGATTAGATACAACAACTATTTCTAATGCTGATGTTATATTTTCAACAAATGAATTTATAAATTATAGAACTAGTAGTAGTGTATTTATAGATTTTTATATTGATTTTGGAAATAACGATTTAGTTATAGCTAATAATGTTCTATTAGATTCTACAGATCCAAACAATCCAACAATATTAATTAAATTATATGAATCTCTACCTGCCCAATTTGATATAAATTCACAGTGTTGGGTAGTAGAATCAATTGCTTTACCTAGAGCCTATAATATTAATATAACTCAAACATTTGATGTTTTAGACAATAATATACCTTTACAAGGTCCTAATTTAAATATATCCATTAAGGACCAAATAAATAATTCTACTCCTTTTACTAACTATAATTCTTTAATTGCTAATTCTTCAACTCAAGGAACAGGTAGTTTACAATATCAAATTAATAGTATTTTAGCTGAAAAAGGTATTGAAATTAATATTGATTATTCTGATTATTCTCAATTTGTATCTTTTGGTTCCGCTCAAACTCAATTAGAAAATTTTTATTATAAATTAACTTTACTTGAACAATATCAATACAGTGCAAGTATAGCTGGACCAAGCACAACAAGTACTTATATATCATCAAGTAATAATGTTTGGTTAAATAAAATAAATGAAATCATAACAGGTTTTAGTGGTTATGAATATTATCTATATTTTGAATCAGGAAGTACAACGTGGCCTAAAACAAATTCAACATATCCTTATGTAAATGCTGGAGCTAATTCAGTAGCAGGTTTAGCATTTTTAAATGTTCAATCTATAGTTGCTGAAAATTACGATAATGAAAATAATAATCGTCTTTTAAACGCTATACCGTCATATTTAACTGATGATCCAACTAATAGTCAATATTTCTTATTTGTTGATATGGTTGGTCAAAACTTTGACAGTGTTTGGGTTTATTTAAAAGATGTAACAAATAAATTTAATGCTGATAATCGTTTAAATTATGGTGTATCTAAAGATTTAGTAGCCGATATTTTAAGAGATTTAGGTGTTAAAATATACCAAAATAATTTTTCAACAAACGATTTATATTCTGCTTTATTAGGTATTTCACCTTCTGGCAGCTTATATAATTTACCTTATACAACAGGATCATTACCAACACCATCAGGATACCAATACGTTAACACGTATATAACGGCGTCTGCTACTGGTTCCTTGATGCCTACATATGATATCAATGCTGAAACCTATAAACGTATTTATAATAATTTACCTTATCTTCTTAAAAAGAAAGGTACACCTGAAGGTTTAAGAGCATTAATTACATTATATGGTATTCCTGATACTATTTTACGTATAAATGAATTTGGTGGTAAAGATAAAAATCCAAATACTTGGGATTATTGGCAAGATGAATTTAATTATGCTTTTAGTACCGCGGGAAGTGGAAGTATAAATGTACCCTTTATACCACCTTCATCTCCCTATGGTAGTAATGCTCCTCAAACAATCGAATTTAGATTCAAAACAGCCGGTTTACCAACATCATCAATTCCTTATAGTCAATCATTATTTAGACATAATGCCGCTCTTATAGCAACAGTATTAGAGTATACAGGCTCAGCTTATACAAGTGGATCGTATAATGGTTCAATTATTGATCCTTATTATCAATATGCTACTCTTAAATTTAGATTAGGTCTTTCTTCAGCTAGTATTTATTTACCATTTTATAATGGTGATTGGTGGTCTGTAATGATTACTAAAACAGATAATGGTAGTCCTTATACTTATACTATATATGCTAAAAATAAAAATTATGATGGTGAAGATGGTAATATTATAGGATTTCAAGCGTCTTCAAGTTTAACATCAAATTCTAGTTGGAATGGTTCTAGTGGATCTTTAATATTTAGTTCGGGTAGTAATTTTTTAGCAACAAATTATACAGCATTTAGTGGTTCATATCAAGAAATAAGATATTATAATATATCTTTAAGCGAAAGTGGATTTAATGCTTATGTAATGAATCCTAATTCAATTGAAGGAAATACAATACAGGGAGCTCAATCTTCTAAAAATAGTTTATTCTTTAGATTATCTTTAGGAGGTGAATTATATACTGGTTCAACCTCAATCCATCCAGGTATTACTGGTTCAACCCCCGTTTCTCAATCCTTTTTTAATGGCATTTCATCAGCTATATTTAGTGGATCTTACTCATTTGTTCCTAATTATGAAGTATCATATTATGACCAAGTAATAGCAGGTATCCAAAATCCAGTATCTGAAAAAATTCAAAATAAAAATAATGTACTACCTTTTACAAGTAGTATATCATCATATAATGGAGTACCTAATAATAAAGTATTATCCCCATTTATTTCAGTTCAACAAACCGTTCCTGCAAGTAGTTCGTACACAGCAAACGTAGATTATCTTGAAGTAGCTTTTTCACCTCAAGATGAAATAAACGAAGATATCAATGATTCAATTGGATATTTTAATATTGGTGAATTAATAGGTGATCCTAGAGAAGTACCTTCACGTAATACAAGTTATCCATTATTAGATGCTTTAAGAAATGAATATTTTACTAAATATACTGGTAATTATAATATTTGGGATTATGTAAGACTTATCAAATATTTTGATAACTCTTTATTTAAAATGATCCAAGATTGGGTACCAGCACATACTGACTTAGCCGCAGGTATTGTAATTAAACAAACATTATTAGAAAGAAATAGATATCCTCAACCCCAAGTCAATATTTATACTTCACAATCATATTATGGTAGTGGTAGTAATCCTAATATATCTTGGGATTCACAACTTTCTTTTGAAGATATTACAATAACAGCTTCAATTAGAGGTATTCCGGGAATATTAGATGGACAAAAAATATATACTTCATCAAACCAATACCAATCATTTCCTATTGAACAAATAACAGGTAGTTCTGGAGGTGTAATGCCCCAACTAGTAGGTACTTCCTCAGTTGATTTATACGTTAACATAAATCAAGTATGGAGTGGTTCAACACCAAGTCCTGTAGGTCCTGTTCCTTTTATTGAATCATATCAATATGAATTTTTTAATGGTGAATTAAGTGGATCAGTTATTATTGCTGATAAATTAGGTAATTTAACAGACCCAGATTGTTTACCTTATTTACAAGCAAGTAAAACACCAACTCCATACAAACCAGTATTCTATAAATCTGATCAATTAGGAGGTTCAAATAATTCTTTAGGATTATTTTTAAATTCAGATACATCTCCAAATAATGGAGAACTATATATTTATTGGGACTCTGGTAGTTATAACATATAAAATCAAACAATGGCAAATACACCCGTATATACAAGAGGAGTTAAATATATTAAAGTAGCACGAATTGATGCTAATGGACGAGATAATACTAATCAATTACAAAATTTAACAGATATTAGAGAAGTATTTTCTGATATTAGTTATCCGATTCAATATAATATTGTTAGTGCTACTGAATATCCAACTTATTATCTTTACGCTACTATACCAACGGATGTTACTTCATCCGCAAATCAAGAAATTTTAGATTATTCTTTATCTGGAAGTTCAACTTCTGTAGTAAGTGCACCTACTGGTTTTCCTAGTAATCCTCAAAGATTTGTATCTTGTTCTTTAAAATCAGGAACTAATACATTAGGATACTTTAATTCAACTAGTGGTATATATACTTTTGGAAATACACCTAATATTACTTTAAGTTGGACAGCTTCAGTAACCGGTAGTAGAACAGCTTTTATAGAAGTAGGTAATTTTTTATTAAATCAAACTGATTCTAATGGTAATTTTTTATATCCGACTTCATCTTATAATTTTACATATCCTACTAATACAACCTTTCGAGGTACATTTTCCGGATCTTTTACTCCTATAGAAAATCAAATTTATGGTTTTGGTATTTCAAACAATGCTAGTGGTTTAACAGGTATAACTAATTTTCAATTTTTAATAACTCAATCTGTTAATTCTCAATCTTCAACAACAGATGTAGTAGTATTAGAACCATACGTTGATGAAAATTTTGATATTAGTGATTGTAATGTTTTACAAAATAATGTTGATATAAATAGGTTTGATGGATTTTTTATGGAAATGGATTTTACAAGTGGATCTATTTTACCTCAAAATCAACAAGCTATATTAAGTGGATCAGCCATGAGAGCACAAGTTCAACCTTGGAATTATACTTATACTTCTCAAGTAAGAGGTAGATATGGAGGTAAACAACAAAATGCTATTGCTATAAATGTTTATACAAGTGCTAGTACTTTTTCAATACCAACATCTTATGGATTTAGTGGTTCATGGCCTGGTGATACAACTTCTCCATTACTCCAAGGTAGTACAGTAGTTCAACAATTAGATAGTTGTATTTATGAAACTAACTGGGCAGGAGGAGGTTATCCCGAAAATTCGTACGGTGGTACTTTTAGTTTAGCTGATATATTATTAGTAGGAGAAAATAAAGATGCTATTCAAATATTTAAAACCGATAGTCCTTTATATTATCAAACTTTATATCAAAATTTACCTTTTAGTTCATCTTTTATACAACGAGCATATACACCAAATACAGCTTTATCCTCTCAGTTAACTTCATTATATCCTGGAGTACAACTTCAAGATGCAGCTTATTGGGTACCTTCAAATTATACTATTAGTTCTTTAAGTCAAGGAGGATGGTTTTACCCAACAGGTTCACCTACATATAATGTACCTTATATGAATTTTTATACTGTAATTACTAATCCAGTATACTTACCTTCGGGAATTAGAAATGCATCAGGTACACAACAAACAGGTTCTTTAGCTACAGCAAGTATAGCCTTTGCCTCTATTTCAAGTAGTTTAAATGCCGGAAATAAATGGTATTTAAGTTTTTATCAATCTTTAGGAAATATAGCTGATGGGACTAATTTTTATCAATATGGTTATCCTTTTGAAATAACTAAAATGGTTCAAAATGGTATTTATTCTTATGATTTTTTACTTAAAGCAGATGCAAAAGCCTATTTCCCAACCAGTAGTAATCCATATTCCGCTTATCCTATAGGTTATTCAGGTAGCCAAAGTAACACTGGAGTATTATTTGTTCAAGGAATACCAAATCAAAACCAACTAGTAGCGTATGGGGATAATTGGCAAGATTTTTCAAGCAATGCTGGATATTTAACTTTACCTTATCCTAAAGATATTATAACCCAAAACGCTAATTATATTACTAAACAATATGGTAATAATCCAAACCCTTAATTAAAAATTAAAAATTATATATATTTATAACAAAATAAACATTAAAAATGGGATATTTAAATAACACGATAGTAACAGTTGATGCGATCCTAACAACCAAAGGTCGCCAGTTACTAGCTCAAAACGATGGTACGTTCCGTATTACTCAATTTGCTTTAGCAGATGATGAAATCGATTACACCTTGTACAATCCAAACCATCCATCAGGTTCTGCTTATTATGGTCAAGCAATTGAAAACATGCCTTTGTTAGAAGCCTTTCCTTTGGAAACTCAAACAATGAAATATAAATTAGTTACGTTACCACGTGGTACAGCTAAAATGCCAATTTTAAATGTTGGTTATGCTTCAATTACAATTAAACAAGGTGCTTCATTAGCTATTACTCCTCAAACATTAAATTATATTGGTGGTAATACTTACGAAACAAGTGGATATTCATATACAATTGGTGATGTTAGAACAATGGCAACGTTTGATGGTGTTGGTATTAATACTCCGAATGCTACAGCGTTAAATGCAACTACAACATTAGGTACAAGCGTATCTAAAACAGTTATTGGTACTACATTAAACATGAAAGCAACAACTGTAAATACATTATTTGGTTCAAATACAGCATTATATACTACGTTAACAATAATTGGTAGAGATAGTGGTGCTAGAGTAACAATCCCTGTAACCGTAACTAAAGTTTAAAAATAAAAATATAAAATAATAATATGGCTGGAACATTTATAACACTAGACCCTGCAGACTTTGTAGTAAGCTCAGATGCAATTACAGCAACGCTGTGGTCAGGAGGAAATCCAATATTATCTACATTCTACACTTCATCAACACAAGAAGCAGGTTCATCAGGTAATTTTTACTTAAACGTATACCAAACAGCATCTACCGATTCTAACGCTGCTATTCAATTTGCGGTTGCTTATGGTAATAACAATGGTAGTGGTAGTCAAGATTATAATTTAGCTGTAGATGGTTATTCACCAACAGCAACAATTTTTGGTCAATGGCAAGATTTAGTAATTGGGGATGAAAATACAAATTTTACCTTTGGTACAATTACATCTTCTCAATTTTATGTTTTATCCGTTGATAGAACAAGATATAAAGAAGCATTAGCCTTAGGAACATTATCTTTAAGAATATCAGGCAGTTCAGGTTCTATTACTTTAACAGATAATAGTAATTATACTACAGCTGTAACTACAACCGGTGCTGGTGTAACGGTATACCAATTGATTACTGGTTCTCAAGGTACTAAAGCAACTATTTATTCAAGAAATACAGCTGATGGTTATTCAGCAAATTCAGGTTCTTATGGTTGGTTTTTACCACAATTAGGAGCTATAATTTTAAATCCATTAGCATTAGCCGATTTTGCTGTTAGTGGTGGTATTGGATTACAATATAGTGGTTCATCTTCAGGATCTGTAGTTCCTAATATTTCACCAAATAGAAGTATGTTTCTTGCCCTTAGTGGATCGGGTAATTTTATGTTAAATAGTCAAGAAACAATTACTTCAGATTATGTATTTGTAAGAGCAAGAAGTTCAGAATTTAATTATTCAGAAAATCCATCTTATATTTCAGGTTCAACTGGTGAAGTATTATATCCATACTTTATTAACAACCCACAAACGTATATTACTACAATTGGTTTATACAACGATTCAACGGAATTATTAGCAGTAGCTAAATTATCAAGACCATTATTAAAAAACTTTACTAAAGAAGCTTTAGTTAGAGTTAAGTTAGATTTTTAATGAATGATAGCATTCAAACAATTATTAACATCTGATGTCATAGTGACACCGCTAGAGGTAAACAAGTCGTTTACCTTTAGTGGTAGTCAATTAGTTAGTTCTAGTGTAGGTATAGATAGATTTTTAGGAGCTTTATCAACAGCAAGTTTCTTTAATCCTGCAGTTGAACCTACAACTGGTTACTTATCAACCCAATATCAAACATTAGTATATAGTTCAATTAAAGAATTATATTATTCAAACTATATAGGTAATTTATATGGTACACCTATAAACACAGCTAGTCTTATACCTAATACAGTTCCAATATTAGCTCCTCAAAGTTTACCAACTGAAGGAGTATTAGTAGGTACTACTCCATCACCCGGACTATATGATAATTACTTACAAAGTACATTAACTTTTCCTCGATATTTTCCTTCAGGTTCTTATATTCCCCCGGGTTCAAGTTATGGAACAGAATCTTATGGTATAGGAATATTCCAAGGATATCCAGTAACAGCAACTATTGGTGTTATTTCAGTTCCAAGTCGTTTATACGGAGATTTTATTCAACCGGGTTCATTTATATTTACAGCACCAAGTGGAACCTTTTATGATGATGGTGAAGGTAATTTATTATTATTAGGTTCAAACGCACTGTGTGGAAATATATTTTATGGACAAGGTTTAGCAGTAATAACATCAGGTTCAATATCAGCTTCAGTAGCTATTGACATACTTAATTATATAACATCTTCAAATATAACATGTTCATTCTCTTCTTCACTTACTATTTATGAAAATCAATATAAATGTACTATTAGAGAAAATGAATTTACTTACACATTAAATCCAACTTTAACTACAGACCAAAGTGGTTCCTTACCAGGTTATGTAACCGGATCTTATTGGTCTCCATATGTAACAACAGTAGGTTTATATGATGATGCTCAAAACTTACTTGCTATAGGAAAATTAGCTCAACCATTACAAACATCACCTACAACAGATACTACAATACTTATAAACATAGATATGTAAGTTATGATGCAAAAAGAAAAATGCATCTATGTTGAGGATCTTATAAACAATCCAACATTCAACACAGATGACTATTACGGTTACGTTTACCTGACAACTAATTTAGAAACAGGTCGCCAGTATATAGGCAAAAAAATATTCAGACATACCACAAATAAAAAATTAGGTAAAAAGGAATTAGCCGCTTTACCAACTCAACGTGGTCGTGTTCCTTCTAAAAAGAAAGTAGTTAAAGAATCCGATTGGAAAACATATTATGGTTCAGCTGATGAAGTTAAACAATGGGCTAAAACAACGCCTACTGATAAACTCACTCGTGTCGTATTACGTTTATGTAAGTCGTCGAAGGAATTAACTTATTATGAGACCAAATACCTATTTGATTACAACGTGTTAGCCGATGATAAAGTATGGGTTAACAGTAATATACTAGGAAAATTCTTCCCCAAAGATTTGGCTTTCCAAGAATAAGGTCGTATATTAATGGTTATGGTCAATCAAGCTTTAATTGCAATTACAAACTCGGTGTTAGGTAGTGGTAAATCCACTGCTCGAAACAACTATGCTTATACTTGCCCTTTCTGTAAACACCACAAACCAAAACTAGAAATCAATTTTACTGAAAATGCTAAAGGTGAAAACGCTTGGCATTGTTGGGCTTGTGATAAAAAAGGTAAAAAATTGGTTCAACTATTTAAATTAATAGATACACCACCCGAAAAAATATTAGAGTTAAAAACCTATCTAAAATCAGATACGGACTATAACGTAATATCATCAACAGAAAAAATTAGTCTGCCTAAAGAATATATTTCACTAATCAATCCGTCCAATTCAATTATGGCTAAACATGCTATGGCTTATTTGAAAAAACGAAATATTAGTGAATGTGATATAATAAAATATAATCTAGGATATTGTGAAAAAGGAGCATATGCCAATCGTATAATAATACCATCTTATGATGAGAATGGTAACTTAAATTATTTTACAGCACGCAGTTTCGAAAAAACAAATCCAATCAAATATAAAAACCCCAATACTTCTCGTAACATTATTCCGTTTGAATTCTTTATAAACTGGGATTTACCGTTAGTGTTATGTGAAGGACCATTTGATGCTATTGCTATTAAACGTAATGTTATACCTTTATTAGGTAAAAACATACAATCCAGTTTAATGAAAAAAATTGTTATGTCGTCTGTTTCTAAAATATATATTGCTTTAGATAAAGATGCTCAAAAACAAGCATTAAATTTTTGCCAACAACTTATGAATGAAGGCAAAGAAGTATATCTAGTTGATATGCAAGACAAAGACCCATCTGAAATGGGATTTAAACAATTCACCAACGTTATACAAGAAACTGATTCTTTAACATTTTCAGACTTGTTAGCTAAAAAACTCATGTTATGATTGAGAAACATTCAAACATTATCCGCGATCCTAAAATTAAAAGAATTGTAGAATACAGTAATGACAACAAACAAGTAAACGTATTAGATAAAAGATTTTATAGACGTAACGAAAAATATTATCCATCTGTATCAAGTATCTTAAATTATTTTCCTAAAAATCAATATTTTCATAGCTGGTTAAAAGACGTAGGACACAATAGTGATATTATTGCTCAAAAAGCAGCTTGGGAAGGTACACAAGTACACAACGCAATTGAAAGTTTCCTTGAAGGAAACGAAATAACCTGGATAGATAAAGACGGAAACGCTTTATATAATCTAGATGTTTGGAGAATGATATTACGTTTTGCTGATTTTTGGAATACAATTCAACCTGAACTTATATCAACCGAATATCATTTATTCTCAGACGAATATGAATTCGCAGGTACCGCAGATATTATTTGTCGTATAGATGGAAAATTGCATTTACTTGATATTAAAACATCTAATTCAATTCATAGCTCATATAATTTACAATTAGCAGCTTATGCTCAGGCTTGGAATGAAACACACAACGAAAAAGTAGTAGACACAGGTATAGTATGGTTAAAATCATCTACACGTGGTCCTTCAAAAGATAAAATTCAAGGTAACGGATGGCAGTTAAAACAAATCGGGGAAATTGAAAAACATTTTAGTATGTTTACAAAAATATACGATATATACCGTATGGAAAACCCGGATTCTAAACCTGCAACCGAGACTTTACCTACAACAATTAAGATAGCTACTGGAAAATCCGCGCTTCTTGTTGAGGAAATAAAAAAGCCAACTAAGAAGAAAAAATAAATTATCCATATTTCTTTAATATTTATGGACAACATTTTGTTCAATGATAAAGCTATCAAATTTATTAAACGAGGATACATCAGGTATTTCTACTAAATTAACTGATATTAATCCTGAGACAGGTAAAATGTCTTGGGATGTTAGTTATAATGTAGATCCTGAAGTTTTATATCACAAATTAGGTGATCTAGTTGATTTATTAAAAGACGCTCCTAAAGGATCAGAACTTGAAAAAATTGCTAAGGCACTTAAATTATTAAAAAATCAAACGCGTCGATTAATTGATTAAATTATTAAAAATATTGAAAGAGGCGACTAATTCACCTAAAGCAATTATCCTTGCAGGCGCTCCCGGTGCCGGTAAGGGTACAGTGCTTGGTGGTTTAAATCTAAGCAACTTAAAAGTATTTAATTTAGACGATACAATTGCCGCTTTATCTAAACAACAAGGTTTTACTCTAAACCAAAAAGCAGCTAGCGCAGAAGACCGCAGCAAATTTGCTACCGCAATGGCTGCTGCAACCAAAAATATAAAAACAGAATTAATCCCTAATGCGATAGCAAATGGGGATTCTTTCATATTAGACGGTACTTCAGCATCAGTTAAAAATACAGTTGAACTTAAAAAACAACTTGAAGACGCTGGTTATGATGTGATGATGTTATATGTTTATACTGACTTAGAAACAGCATTAGAACGTAACGAAAAACGATTTGAAAAATCTAAAGGCGAAGACAGAAGTTTATATCCTGGAGCCGTGTTAAGTACATGGTTGAGTGTAGCTAAAAACTTTGAAATATATCAACAATTATTTGGTAATAATTTTGTATCGGTATCAAATGTAGGTAATGATGAAACTTTAAAGGATATTGAAGCGATATTACAAAAATATATTTATCCGTTTACTCCAAAAGACGCTAAACCGAAAACCGATAAGGAAATAGCAAAATCAAAAGAACAATCAGCTAAATTAAACGCTGATATGCAAGCTTTTCTAAATTCAGATCAAACTCAAAATATAATCAATTCATCTGTTTCTGCAAAAGAAGCACAATCAAAAATTAAACAATTCTTATCATGAGAACATCATTAGTGAATTTATTAAAAGAATCCGCTGAATTAGGCGAATTAAATGAAATGGAAAAACACCCTGACTTAGTAGACGAAGTAGGTAAATTTTTTGTAGTAGAAAAACCATCTAAAGATAGTACTAAAGATGATATTTTATTTCAATCCGATATTTTTTACTTTGCTAATCAAATAAAAGGTGGATTAAAACCAGAAAACGTTGTAGGTTTATATAAAAACAAATCTGATGCTAGTCGTATAGCAACTGAACTTTTAAAAGCACGTGATACTCAATTAGATGAACTTAAAGCTTCAATGGAAGAATATAGATCAACTAAAAAAGATATCGAAGATAAAAAATCTAAAGCTAAGGAATTAATCCAGAAACTAAAATAATGAATCAACTCGTTCAAGAATTAATTAAGGATCTTTTAGAACAAAAGAATCAAGACTATACTATTTACTTAGATATAGATGATACATTAACCAATTATTCTGAACGTTTAAA